GACAAAATACAGGGTATTGATCGCGAATATTACATCATGTACTTGCTGCCATATACAAATAAGACACGTGAGTATTATGAAAAACTAACAGATCGTGAATTAATCGTGGCATATGAACGATTGATGAAATTAGATTGAACCAATTCACATTAAGAGAGGAGGTGAGTTGAAAAAATGAAATTCGTTGAACCAATACGCAAATTAGAGGATTTGGAAGAATTGAAAAGTTATTTACGTAAATCGAATGAACGTGACTATATGATGTTCATTTGCGGGATTTATTCGACTCTACGCATATCTGATATATTGCCATTAAAGAAAAAGGATTTTGAAGGCAAACGTCTTTTGATTCTTGAAATGAAAACAGGTAAAAATAAAGAAATCTTCATAAATCCAAAGTTAAGACGCGAGTTAAAACCATATTTATTAAAGTTAAAAGATGATGATTATCTGTTTAAGTCAAAAAAAGGGCATAACAAACCAATCACCAGGACAACAGCCTACCGCATATTAAGAGCAGCTGCAGAAGAGTGTGGGATTGACAGAATCGGCACACACTCCATGCGTAAGACATTCGGCTATCATTTTTATCAAAGCACAAAGAACACAGCGTTACTTCAAACCTTATATAATCACTCATCAGAAGCGATCACCTTACGATATATAGGAGTTAATCAAGACATGTTAGATAAAGCCCTAAAGAATTTTGATTACTAATGATTCTTATTTCGGTAAAACAGCACTTAAAAGCAACTATGTTACATTGTGTTTTTGAAATAGGCTTGAAGCTTACGGAGAGAACGGAATTTTGACACGTGCGAATGTAACAGGTTATGTATTATGGTACATTATCCGCAAAAAAGTAGGAGGGTGTAAGGATGACCATCGATGAAGCAAAAAAAGAGATTAAGAAATTGCGAGATTTCATTTGCTCATTGTCTGAATACGTCCCAGAAACTTATGAACAAAATGCAATAAAATTGTATGTGGAGTTTGAAAGTGTGACTCAGGTAGCTCTTTTATTGAACGATATGGATTACAGAATAGGATCACGTAAAGTCATTGGAAAAGATGTGTCAGATCTAATCCGTTCGAAGGCTGCAGACGAAATGCATGAACTGGCCCAGAAGATATTTAAAGCTAATAGCAAGCGCGCTCGTGGCAGAGGTTGGTTATAAATTGAGTTGACATAAAAGGAGTGGAAGAAATGCGAGAAATTAAATTCAGATATTGGGACGGAGAAAACATGATTGATGGCGATTCACTAGCATTTGAAGAATATGCACCAATCAGTCAATTGCTAACTAGAAAAGGCACGATGCAATTCACGGGATTGAAAGACAAGAACGGTGTGGAGATTTACGAGGGGGATATTGTTCAAACTTCTTATGTTAGTCCACTATCTGACGAACCTGTTATTGATGCTTACAAAATAGAAGTACAACAAAACACATTGGTTAAAATGATTCATTCAAGCGGTTTAGAAAAATGGCACAGGTTTTTGTATCTCCAATATAAAGAAATTGAAGTTATCGGCAACATTTACGAAAACGCAGAATTACTTAACGCATAGTACGACCAATAAACGACGAGGTGAATTGAGTGGTGACACAGTTTAAAGTAAAACCAAATACAGCAAAACACATTGAAGCAGAACTATTTGAATATCACGACACATTAAAACGTATTCAACAAAGACGGGAAGAATTAATGTCTGAGCCAGCAAGAGAAGAAGGAATGCCTTCATCACCATCCTTACCTTCTTCAACAACTGAGAGGTATGCAACACGATTGATAATGGATAGACAGCTTCTTGAGGACCAACGAATCGTGGCAGCGATTGAACATATCTATAATATCTGCGACAATGATCGTAAGAAGTTAATTCAATTAAAGTACTGGACAAGACCGCAGACGAAGACTTGGGAAGGGATTGCTCAGGATTTGAATGTGAGCAGACGACAAGCATTTAACTGGCGTGACCAGATAGTACAAGCGATTGGTGAGAAATTGGGATGGAGGTAATACTATTATTGAAATAATAAGAGACTATCTTTTAGGATTAAATGCATCAGAATGGTTAGCATTTTTGGCTTTCGTTGTATCATTATTGTCATTTAGGGTTTCAAGAGTTGCTGCTAAAAACTCATTATTAGCAAGTGATGGTCCAAGAATCGTTTTTACAGGTCAAAGAACAAGAGGCAAACGGGAAAAAGAATCGGATGATTTCACTAAATCTTATTCTGTAAGGTTTAGTAATGTAGGAAAAGGTTTAGCATTCAGGGTGTTCCTGTTATATGAAACTAAAGTGGGTTTATGGAGAAAAAGCTATTACCTGTCGATGCCTGTTAATAATGTTAAATCTGATAGTGACGAAATTGAAATAGCAGTAAAGATGATTCCAGGAAAGAAATTCAAAGCGTATTTGTTGACTATGGATTTCTTTGGTAATTTACATGTTACAAATGGATACGAATTAAGCAATAAACATCTAAAATATTTAAAGACTTATAATAAGTCCTATTCACCAATGTCTTTAGGGAGTTACAAATATAAGTACTATATGAGGATGGCGCGTAAGCAAAAAAACACAGATATTGATAAACTTGAAGAGAGTTTTAAAAGTCACAACAAAGTCAGTATATAAAAGTGTGCACTATCATTGCACTTTTGACCTCTAAGATCATGCTAATCTGATATTGTGAGATTGTTTGATAAGCCATCACACATAGATCGATACTCATATGAAAGCACTTAAGCTATTGCTTAGGTGCTTTTTTCAATTCATACATAAAGGGCGGTGGTCATTCTTGCATCTCGATAAGTCAAATACGAGAAAGGTTAGGTGATCTATACGTCTCGCAATCATGCGTTAAATGATGATTAGTTGATAGTTAAAAGATACTAAAACCGGGGGTGGTGATGTGATGTGAAAAAGAAAAGTAAGGTCGTAGCTCGTAAAAACAAGTATCAAACAAATGTTGAGCCTAAATTATTCGAGATTGAATGTTGGTCCCGTGATGGACTTATTGACGTACAGATCGCAAAGAATGTAGGTGTAGCCTATTCTACGTTCAGAGAATATGTCAAAAAACACTCGGCATTATCGGCAGCCTTAAAAAAAGGTAAAGAAATTGTTGATTACGAAGTGGAAAATTCACTACTCAAACGAGCATTAGGTTATCGATATGAAGAAGTGACTCAGGAAAGTGTTCTTAACCCTCTAACAGGTTTTTTTGAAATGAAACCCGTGAAAATTGTCACTAAAGAAGTTCATCCAGATACCACTGCTCAAATCTTCTGGCTCAAGAATAGAAAACCTAAAGCTTGGCGGGATAAACAAGAAATCGAACACACTGGGGAAACTACTCATAATGTAAACACCAAACAAGATCTAAGTAAGTTGACAGTTGAGGAGTTGAAAAACCTTGAAACAATCCTCTCGAAAACTGCCGACACTGATTGAAATAAAGCAAGAGTTAGCTCGTAAAGATTATTTAGAGTACGTTATCCATACACATGAAGGTAGATACCAACGTGTTCGCCATACCGAATTTATTGGAAATGTCATTCAAAACGCCATCGATAAGAAGAAGCGTATGAGAGTTGGAGAAATACCAACAGAAAATCAATACATTGCTATCAATATGCCTCCTCGACATTCCAAATCTATGACCATTACCGAATCCTTACCAAGTTATTATCTTGGGAACTTTCCTGAAGACCGAATAATTGAAATCAGTTATAACGATACATTTGCTCGTAAGTTTGGAAAGAAGAATAAAGAGAAGGTCCGGCAATATGGGAAGACTCTTTTTGGCGTTGAGATTGCAAAAGATAGTTCAGCACACGACGAATGGTCCTTAGATAACAACATCGGCGGAATGATAAGCCGTGGTGTTTTAGCTGGTATCACAGGTCAAGGTGCAGATTTAATGATTATCGATGATCCCATTAAAAACCGTGAAGAAGCAGACAGTGAAAATCATAGAGAAAAAATTTGGGATGAGTGGATTGATTCCTTTTCAACTCGTTTACATCCAGGTGCAATTGTTATTCTCATTCTTACTCGTTGGCACGAAGATGATCTTCAAGGTAGGCTGCTTAATCCCGAATACGGACAACCTTTAAACTGGCAAGTCTTTAACTTTCCACTTGAAGCAGAAGAAAACGACATACTAGGACGTGAAGTAGGCGAACCCTTATGGCCTTCACGATATGGTCGTTCGTTTATTGATGAACGTAAACGATACCCGTCTTCATTTAACTCACTATTTCAAGGTAGACCAACAGCTCAAGAAGGTAACATGGTGAAAAGGCAATGGTGGAAGAGATATGAGGTTCTTCCTACTATGCCACGACTTATCATAAGTGTGGATGCAACGTTTAAAGATAGTGATTCATCCGATTTTGTGTCTATTCAAGCTTGGGGTAAGAGTGGTGTGAATGCTTACTTAATCGACAGAGTTAAAGAAAGAATGGATTTCCCTACGACATTAAAGCGTATTAAAGAAATGAAAGAACGTCATCCGAATGTGAGTGGTATTTACATCGAGGATAAAGCTAACGGGTCTGCAATCATTTCTATGTTACGTAATAAAGTACCTGGTGTAATACCTGTTAATCCTAAAGGGAGCAAGACTGCGAGGGTTAGTGCTGTTTCAGATTATATACGAGCAGGAAACGTGTGGCTTCCAAAAAACGAGCCGTGGGTGAATGAGTTTATAAATGAGTGGTCAGCATTTCCAAGAGGGAAGAATGATGATGATGTAGACTCAGGTTCACAAGCATTAAATAAGCTGTTCTACTTCAACGCGGATTTACAGCAAGAGCACGATCCAGACAATCCAACACCACAAGAAAAACACGCTCAATCGATACGACAAATAACAGGTGGTTCACCGTCTGTAAATGAGTTTACGGATTGGTAGGAGGTTAGTAAGAATGGAATACTTAATTGGGCTACTCGTTGGAGTAGTTTTTTTATTGGTCTTTTTTATTGGTCTCTACATTGGAACACGTTTGGATAAGAAGCAAACACCGCCGATAGTTGACCAGAAAGAAAAAGAGGAAATGAAAAAGTTTAACGAAGACTTTCAGAAAGTATTTAGTTATGACGTAGCAAAAGCCACGGAACGAAAGAAGGTGTAAGTATTGGAACAAACGAAAGACTGGCAGAAGTACGAGGCTGGAAAGAGTTACAACAATAAGATAGAGCCGAATTACTATGACACGGTTACAGCTAATCTTGAATTCTTCAATGGTAATCAGTGGAGAAATTTGAAAGTTGATAAGCTTCCTCAACCTGTATTCAACATCATTAAACGAGTGATCTCATTCTTTGTTGCATCGCTTACATCGAGCAAAAGTAGTTTACACTTTGAACCTTTAACGGATGCTGAAGAGGCTGAAGGAGAACTAAACGCTTCTGATATCGCAAAAGCTCAAGTAAAGAATCTGTTTGAGAAGTTTAAAATGGATTTCAAAATTAAAGATGCATTATTTGATGCAGCCATTACTGGTGATGCTTGCGCTCATTTGTACTTTGATGTAAATAAGAAGCCGTATGGTAAAGCATCTGGTGATGTTAAAGGTGAGATTTGCTTAGAACTTGTTGATGGCTCTAACGTGTTCTTTGGTAATGCAAACAATCACAAAGTAGAAGCACAACCATATATCATCATCTCTGGTCGTGACATGGTATCCAATTTAAAAGCTGAAGCCAAACAATATAAAGCGAACAAAGAAGACATTGAAAACATTAACAGTGATTCAAACTATCAAGAACAATCTACGGATGCAGGAAAAGTTGAAGTAGAAGAACTTGAGCTAGAAGGCGATGCAACAGGTAAAGCACTTTATATCATCGTTTACAGCAAGGATAAGGAGTCAGGGAA